TCCAAATTGCCACAGGTGTTATTAAAATGGATTGGACAAAGGTGATGACACCCGATGGTGATAAATTACGCGAAGAAATTCTGCGCTACCTCGAGCATACATCGGATTGGTCAATGACATTAGATGTCCCACCGTTTGCAGCAGTCGGCGAACTCGGTGAACGCACTGGTTTGAAAAGATTCGAGGATACATTGGATGTTACTGAACATAATCTAAAATATTTCATGAAACATCGTATTCCGGGTGCCACTAAATTTCTTAATGTATTATCTGGAAGTTCTCCCGAAACGTCTAAGACATGGTATGAAAGAGTTATTCCCTATAGTGTACCATTAACCGTCGAAGCTATGGGATACACACCGGACAGAACATTCGAAGGATGGGCGTTTGCTGGTGTGAATATGCGAGATATGAAAACCGTGTTAGAACGGCTTATTGATCTTCGTGAGGATGGATTGCTCGAAGGTAAAGACTGGATTCACTTTTTGGGTATAGGCAGGCTCGATTGGGCATGTTATCTAACATCGATTGAACGTCAACTTAAGAAATATAATCCAGATATTAGCATTAGCTTTGATGCTGCGTCGCCGTTTGTTGCGGCAGGCGGATATGCACTTTCTTATAATTATAACAAGTTTAATCCCGATCAATTAACTTATGCAATGGGTAGAGGATTAGATGACAAGTCCCTAAAGGGTTCTAAATTGGGCATGCCGTTTCAGGGACCGATTATGGAGAGATGTACGGTCGGCGATCTTTGTGTTATGGGACCGGGCGATCTCAACAAACACGGAAAAGAAGGCAAGACAAGCTGGGATACGACTACCTATGCAATTGTCATGGCTCATAATGTATTCAATCATATTCAGGCCATACAGGAGATTAACCGTCTGGCTGATATAGAATATAAAATTAGAAATGTTCCGTATGATGGTTGCACAACAAAGAAATCTAAGACACCAATTAGCGATTTTGTACCAAATAGTATTCTTTATTTTAATGATTTTGTAAGAGAATTATTCTCAAGAGATAGAGACGGTGCATATCAGCTTGTGGATGATTATAAACAATTTCTTCTTGATATTAGCTTCAAAGAAAATAAAACCTCCGACGAATTTAATAATTTATTTGATATTAAATCTTCTGTTGGTGCAAAAAAGCATGATGTACAGGAAATGGCTAGTATAGATAATGAAGATAAAATTCAAATAGATGAATAAACAGCTTCAAGACAATCTCTCAATATTAGAAAGTTTAATAGAAACGCAGAAACAATCTGTTGTTGAGGGCGGGCCTGGTGTATCGTATATGCACGGAATGGCCAATGGTATGATTATGGCGCATTCAGTATTTGCTCATAATACACCAGATTTTGTTATGCGTCCAAGAAGGGCCCATAATCTAAGCATCAGACATAAGACAGCACAAAGAAAGGGAAAAAGATGAGAAATTTAATGGAATACCCTATCGTAGCAGAAGAAGCCATTTCGGCAATTCAAATTGCATTAGAAGATTACACAAGAAATATTCATAAAATGGGTATTGGTAATCCAGATGGTATTGCATTGCTAATGGCGGAAAAATTCATAGAAAACAATAAAGAAAGCTTTAATACTTTTTGTGCTAAGACAATAAGACGGGAAATAGAATGATTCAGAAGTTATGTATATATCACGGAAATTGTGCTGACGGATTTACAGCAGCATGGGTGGTAAAGAAAATTCATCCCGATGCGGTATTTCACGCAGGGTTTTATAGAGAAGCGCCACCCGACATTGCTGGTAAAATTGTCTATATCGTAGACTTCAGTTACCCAAGAAATGTTATGGAAGAAATTGTGAATAAGGCAGATAGGGTAATCCACATTGATCACCATGAGACTGCTATTAAGGCTATGGAAGGATATTCTGATCCAAAGTTCGAATCTTTCTACAGTCCAGAAAATACAGAAAGTGGAGCAATGCTGTGTTGGAAATACTTCTTTCCAAGCGTAGATGTCCCGAGCATTATTAGGCACGTCGATGATAGAGATCGTTGGAAGTTTAAACTAGAAGGAACTAGAGAGATTGCTGCTAACATGTTTAGTTACGAATATACATTCGAGAACTGGGATATGTTAATGGACCAAAAATTAGAAACACAGATTACAGAAGGTTCTGCAATTCAGCGCAGAATGGTTAAAGACATTAAGGAACTATCTAATGTTGTGGTTAGAAGAATGAACATTGCAGGTTATAATGTCCCGTGTGCTAATGTGCCTTACCAATTTGGTTCTGATATGTGCAGTTTCCTTGCAAAAGGAGAGCCATTTGCAGCGTATTATTATGACAAGCCAACACATAGGGAATTTGGCCTACGGTCTGTTCCGGGTAGCGTAAATGTAGCGGAAATTGCAGAGAAGTTCGGCGGAGGCGGCCATGTAACTGCTTCCGGATTTAAGAGATCATTTGACGAAGCCAGAGACTTTGAAGTATGAAAGAATATCGTAAGGATGATGAGAAACCATCCGAAATGTTTATCAACGCATTATCGGGATATGGAATTGGATCATCGGATCTAACATGCGGCTGGTGCAATAGACTTCATTTATGTCCCGATGCATCGCATTACCGAGATGAGGAAGATGGAACATGGAAAGGGTATTGTGAAGAAGAATATCAAAATAATCCCGCAGGTGTTGTTCTCCACTACGAATGCGATGCTATTTCGGCCCACGAAATAAATGATATCTTATTTGTAATAGACTGCCCATGTAACGGACTTGCGCGATATGAAACATTTATGTGGAATCACAAAGATACCTTTAGAAATTATTTGAAGGTTAGAATAGAACAGGAACATAGGTGGGCAGAAGAACAACTGACACTTAACAAATTAGCAGGAGTATAACAATGAAAACTAAAGACTGGCCGGTGGTCAAAGAAGCTCGAAAGGCCGCAGTAAAACAATTAGAATTTTATAATAGAATGATGGCCGAGAAGATTGCTAATGAATCTGTCTCTGAACAATATATCAGAGAACAGGTAGCAGCAGATATGCAACCATTTTATGATGTATTTGATAAACCAAAGGGAAAGAAGATGAGCAAGCCTAAAAAGAAATTATTTATTGTTGATACCATTACTACATTTAGAAATCGCTATGTTGTTGAAGCCGATGAGCTTGAACATGCATACGATGAGGTAACAATGGTTGATTCTGGTGATCCAGATGATTCCTTTGAGTCAGCTGAACAGAGATACCTCGGCGAAACAATATGTGATGGCAGAGAAATCACAAAGGAAGAATTTAACGAAATGTTAGTTAAAATGGAAGAGACAGGTGAAGGTTCGCATTGGATGGGAGAACAGTTAATTCGCAAGATTGACTATGACAGATAAGAAAGTATTAACAAGAGATGAGGAAGCCAATGAAATAATTCGGCGACTTAAGGGCACACCTAGGAGATTATCAGCCACCTGGATTATTGATCCAATAATGGATCTAACAACACAACACGGATCGGCTGTAGAAGAAGAAATTACAAAAGCCCTTATGGTGAGCATAGCAAAAGAAATAGATAGAGAGTTGTTTATTAATTATGGCCAAGGAAAAAGTAGAGCACGTTGATATTTTAGGTCAACCATTAGCGGAAGGTAGTTATGTTGCTATTTCCCGTGGAAACGCAATGTATATTTGCCAAATAAAGAAAATTACTCCAAAGATGATGCGAGCTTCTCCGGTCCACGGTTACGGCAGCGGAGGAGATGGTTGGTTAATTTATTCGCAAAACTCAGTTTTGTTATCTGGTCCAGATGCAATGGTATACATATTAAAATATTCGGGGAGTTAAGATGATACCGGGACCTAATACAGAATACGTCGATTATTTCAATCAAGTAATTACAGAGAAATCGAAATTACTTGTCGCTGTTTCCGGAAAATTAAAAATCTGTAAGGTAGTAAAAATGAATAGAAAATCTATTGTAGTAACAGAATTAGATTTTAAGAATGGTGGACCGATTAGGACAACACCGGAGAACACAGTTGTATTAAGCGGTGAAGAATTAACAGTCTTGGCATTAAGAAGAGGTTTAAAACTATGAGAAAGTTATTTTATATGGGACTTGAGTCCTACGAGGCACGATACACACTTCAGTTGCAGGATTGGAATGAGCGCGTCTTTAAGCGTCGTGGAGTTGAGTATGAACTCATTACAGGTTCAGAATTAACGTCGGACAAAAAGATTGTTACTGGAAGCGTGCTTGATGCACACGGTCGTACCTATTACAGCATGATGCAAACAGCCAACCTAATCAGATTGATGAAGGAAGGTAGGGTTACCTCTGAGGATGTCATCTTCTATGAAGATATGTTCACACCTGGTATCGAAAGCTTGCCCTATATCCTGGAACAAGTGCCACTCATGTATAGACCGCGTGTTTATGTTAGGTGTTTAGCTCAATCCATTGATCCGGATGATTTTGTAAATCGTGAAGGTATGGCACATTGGATGCGACACTTTGAAAAGATGGTTGATGAGTTTGTAACAGGAATTCTTGTAGCAAGCGAAGAGATGGTTGCACATCTGCGCATTGCAGGAATGAAGGCACCTATCTATGTCACTGGTCTGCCGTTCGGTAAAGAGGAGGTTCGCAGCCGTGTTCCTGAAGTAAAACCGCTGATTAACAGAACCAAGCGAGTAGGTTTTGCCGCACGATGGGATGATGAGAAGCAGCCAGATTTTTATATGGATTTGGCCGAGGCAACCTACAAGATTTTACCCGAAGTAGAATTTGCAGTATTCTGTGGTCATCCAGAATTAAAAAGTAATAATCTAAAATATGTTGAACGTGCAAAGGCCTTAGAAAACGGTAATACAGCCAATTTTAAGGTATACACTGGTTTAAAGAAGAATGATTACTACAGGTTATTGGCCGACTCTATCGTTTTATTTAACTGCGCACTTCAAGACTGGGTAAGTAATACAGTTAGTGAGGCCGATACATTCGGCACACTCACATTGTATCCAGCATACAGAAGTTTTCCAGAAGTTTTCGCTAACAATGCTCAGAATATGTATATTCCGTGGAGCATTGATGATGCAAGAATTCGTCTATTGAATATGATTAATGGTCCAACGATGTATGAGACCGGCGCGGCAAGTGATTGGCAAGATGGAACTATTGATCGCACATTGGATGTTTTCCAAGGTAAGGGCGAACAGTGGGCAAGAAATGGTAATGATTATAGAAAATATGTAGCAAAGGCAAAGTTTTAATATGAAACGTTTTGTATTTCAAATTATAGTCGAAGAAGACAATGATGAATTTTGGGAAGAAGTTGAACAAAATCCAAAACAGGGCATTGTGGATTTATATACCATGATTACAGAATGTCTTGCGGGGACAGGATTAGGCGATTCTGAAGTTAGACTTATAGAATATACTGACAAATAAGGAAATATTATGAAAAGAGATGGACACGAAAATACAGCATTCTTTATTGGACCAGAAGTGGAACACACTCCTGCATATTCCAAGAAGACATTATTTGTTATTGGGCAGCAACCAATTGACGAAATTGTTGATTTAGCGCGCCAACACAAAGCACCACATATCTTTATGGGTGCAGACCATTCGTTTGAAACAAATGTTGCAGGCGACTATTGGAACAAGACAATTACAGCATTGCTGGATCGCGGATTTTGGGTAACACTGGATTACCAGGCCCATGAACACTTTAGGGTATTAAAGATGTTGAATCCGGGTATATGGCAATCACGCATGTTTGTGCCATTGTTAAGTGTTCGAATTCCAAATATTCAAACATCAAGTCCTAACCTAACAGTTAAGATTGATGACATTGATTTCAAGGCAACTAATCCGGGCGTATGGTGTATGCACTTCCATGAGGTTACAGACAGCAATCGTTTCACTGACTGGGTAGAATATGGTACGGATGTTGTGATTGAATTAGATGACAGGCCAACCCCAATGCCACCATACCTGCCGCAACCACAGGTTTCTACAGAAATGCGCGGAATGCGTAAATCCATTGATCTTTCTACGTTGCAACCAGTTGAGCTTAAAGCTCTTGCAGACCCGGATGTTCGTGAAGGTTTTGAGACAGGATTAGCACCAGAAGAAAAATCTGCGCTGAAGCCTGAACTTGATGCACTTGCAGCCGTTGTTAGTGTAACTCCTAAGTCTGCCGCAGAAGCAGCAGAAGCATACGCCGAGGGTGCCAAGGAAGATCCGCTTGGCAAAGAGGATAGCAAGAAAGGCACAAAGAAGAAATGATTGTCACTTTCCAAAAATAACTTTGTGACCTTTGATAAATATAGATATGTTTTATATCTATCACTATATTGATCCAAGAGATAATCTGCCATTCTATGTCGGCAAGGGCACAAACGATAGAATCTTTGACCACTTGCACGAAACCGAATCTAATACAGAAAATCGTCATAAGTTCTATCGTATTCAGTATCTAAAAAATAACGGGCTGGAACCTATTTTACAAAAGGTCGTCGAAAATATCGAAGATGAGGCTTTAGCGTATAGATTGGAGACGGAAGAGATTCTAAAATACGGAAGAATAGGATTTGAATCGTGTGGGATACTTACAAATGTGTGTCTTGGCAGTAATCCACCTTCCCCAAAAGGAAAGATAAAGTCTGAAATACACAGACTGAGATTATCCGAATCCCGCATAGGGAAGAGGTCTACGGACTCTACAAAGAAAAAGAACTCTAATATAACAAAAGAACGAATAGCAAAGGGGGAGTTTGGACATTATACACCACATACCGAAGATTCCAAAATAAAAACCTCAACTACCAAAAAATCACAGCAGATGAAATGGTATAACAATGGTGAAAAGTCGATTCTTATAGGTAAAGATGCTATTATTCCCGAAGGCTATATAAATGGCAGATTTGTTGGAAAACGAGGAAAATATAATAAGGTAAAGAATGATAACAAATAGAACTATATTCGTACAATTCACAAAAGAAGGTATACACCGTTATCCAGCAGCCGAAACGGACCCAAAACTAAATAGATCAAACAGTGTTGATGATAAATGGCTTGACGTTAGCTTTCTTGCAAGCCCGCATAGGCATATTTTTCATTTCCGTGTTACTATTTCCGTAACACATAATGACAGAGATATCGAATTCATTCAATTGAAAAGAGATCTCGAGAATCAATATAACTCATCATTGCTTGAAATTGATTATAAGAGTTGTGAAATGCTCGCAGAGGATTTAATTGATTACATATCTAAAAAATATCCTGGCCGCAAAATTTCTGTCGAAGTCAGTGAAGACGGAGAAAATGGAGCAACCTTGCATTTTGAACCCAGTGCATAAATTTGATAAGAAATATAAAGTTGTTGTCAGCGTTAGATCCACATGGTCATATTTAGAAATGATCCATTGGACAAATTCTCATAGTAATGGTTCAGTTGATGTCTGGTTCAATGACACTCCAAATGGTGTAATAATTGATGTTGCATTTACTGATCCCGATGATGCATTGGTCTTCAAAATAAAATATTCAGTATAAGGTCTAGAGAAATAATGGCACTGATTACCCCCAAACCACAACCGATAAATTGGCGTCAACAACAAAAAGGCAGAACACCAGAGGATGTAATTACTGATCTCGAGGCGCGAGTTAGGGCACTCGAAGAACGTATGCTAATTGTTGACCCACCAGTCACAATTCTTGCTAAGTATCCCGCACTCGCAGAAGCATATCGCGAGTATAAACTTGTTGAAAGGCTAACAATCGGATATGATCAGACATAAAGTATTAATTACAGGTGGTGGCGGATTTATTGGAACCCAAGTAGCATGGGAATTAGATGCCGCTGGCCACGAAGTAACAATTGTAGATAGGAATGCACCAACACATTATTTTCCAGGAATCTATCGTGTATCTGATTATCTCGATTATTTTAGTAACACCGATAATAACACCAAATTTGACACCGTAATACATTTAGCGGCAGAACACTTAGTTGAACAGAGTGTGTCTGAACCAGCTAAGTATTACGCGAATAACGTGGTAAAAATGAAGGCAATGCTTGATATTATGGTCGAGCGTAAGATCAAAAATATCATCTTTAGTTCAAGCGGAAATACATATGGTAGACAGGGTGGCAATGGTTTCCTCACAGAGGATTTATATTATGATCCCGAAAATCCATACGCAAGCACTAAAGTTGCTGGTGAACTCTTAATCAAGGATTACGCTAAGGCATACGGATTGAAGTATGTAACCTTTCGCTATTTCAATGCTGCTGGAGCAGATCCATTCGACCGATTTGGATATGTTCAGAGGCCGGCTACACATGTAGTTCCTATTCTTTGTAATAAAATCCTCAAAGGTGAAACATTTCAATTATTTGGGACAGATTATCCAACAAAGGATGGCACCTGTGTTCGCGATTATGTTCATGTCGCTGATTTAGCAAGAGCACATAATCTTTCATTAGAATTATTTGATAATAAATTAGCAAATCAAACATTCAATATTGGGTATGGAAGTGGCGGTGTTAGTTTGTTAGAGCTTGTGAAAGCAGCTGGTAAGGTTGTAGGCAAGGAACCGATTATACAGTATTGTGGTAGGCGCGCAGGCGACCCGGCAATTCTTACAGCAGACATAACTAAAGCAAAGAATATCTTAAATTGGATTCCACAATACAATATCAAAGATATAATTCAACATGCGTGGAACTGGGAGCAGAAATATGAAACAAGTAAATGACCATCAAGAGGAATGTCTAAACATTCTACAGGAAGAATGCGCTGAAGTAATTCAAGCTGCATCAAAAATCAAACGCTTTGGCTTAATTGGCAAACCAGTAAATACAACTAAGACCAATAGGGAAAGTCTCGAAATGGAATTAGGAGATGTGTTAGCATTAGTTGATTTAGTAAAGGCCGCAGGACTCGGTGTCACAGAGGAAGGAATTGAGCGTGCAAGGATTGACAAGATGCAACGACTTTCCCGCTTCATGCATACATGGTCACAAACATTGGAGATAAAATGAGCAACTGGAGAGACTATTTTAAGAAGAAGATAATGAATACACCAAATACCATAACTATTTCAGCACCGACATCGGGTGTAGCTCTACCATCGCCTTTTCAAACATACAATACAACTACTGTCGGAACAGGTATGATAGGCGCAGGCGCTGTAACCACTGGCAATATAACAGGTGCGATCGCAGGCGGATTCGGCACTATCGGTGGCGCAAGGACTGTTCTCGGTGGTAGCACATATACCATCAACCCAGCGCCAACTGTCCTCTTTACTGCGTATAATACCTCAAGCAAAGAAATCGTTAGATTAAATCCCGATGGTTCGGTAGTATGGAACGGTGAAATAGATGTTGATGCTGCTGCAGAAGCATTTGGACGATCCATGACAATGGGTGCAGAAATATCGGCAGGTATTACAAAGAGGGTTAAGCTTCAAATGAGAGATAGTGTATTTGAAGATATTATTTCTATTGCCAAAGAAAAGGGTTCTTTGAGTGTTGAAGATTTGACTTATCTATTGGAGGCATCTAAAATAATAGAGAAGCTAAAAGGTGGAAAAGAATAATGTTTGGAACCAATGAAATTGTAGGTCAAAAATACTTTAAGGATGCTCCATCAAATAGTCTATTTGTTACCAGCATGTTCTTTACTCTTCAGGGTGAAGGGCCATACGCCGGTATGCCATCCTTATTCATTCGTTTAACCAAATGTAATCTTTCATGCTCATTCTGCGATACATTCTTCGACGATGGTGATTGGATGTCGTTTGAAGAGATTGCTGTAAGGGCAACTTCCACAATTAGAAAATATTGGACCGACAAGGGTCAGGAAGTTCCAATATGGGTTGAACCAAACAGCAAAGAATCAATTGGATCATTTCCACGTGTAGTATTGGTAGTAACCGGTGGTGAACCTCTACTACAGAAAAATCTTGTAGATTTTCTAAACTACGCACAATTTAGAATGCGCGGTTCTATGTTTGGTAACATGCAAATTGAGAGCAACGGAACAGTCAATCAAGATGTTCCAGAACATGTTACATTAGTATGTAGTCCAAAGTGTTCTGAAAAGAATGGTGTAGCGACAAAGTATCTTGCACCAACAGAACTTATTCTTAATCGTGCTGATTGTTTGAAATTTGTTATGTGTTCACCACACGTGAGTTTAGACAAGGAGAGTCAGAACCCGGAATTGTCCGATATGTTTAGGCGGGCAGAAGTGGGTATAAGTATAAATCCATATAGCACAGTTCCTGATTGGGCGCACGACTGGAAAAAGAAGACCGGTAAAGAAATTTATTGTAGTCCAATGAACATCTATAATTCATTCCCACAAAAGATTAAACTTCTCCATGCAGAAAATAAAACTATTAGTATGGAACAACGTTCTACGGTTGATGAAGTTATTAGTTTTTGGGAACCCGGTCTACTTAACTTAGCAGATAATCAAACCAACCATGAATACACAGCTAAATACTGCATGGAGCACGGATTTAGATTGAACCTCCAAATGCATTTATATGCATCGTTGGCGTGAAATATCACAACAAGCAAAAGAGATTTAGGCTTGCAGAATGGGCTGTCGCGCCACCGCCCGCTATTCACAAAGTGCAAGAAGCAAAGAGATGGTGTCAACAACATCCGAGTAAGGGTTTATTTTATTTTCATTATACCAATACACGTTGGTGGTTTCATGATAAGCATGATGCTTTAGCTTTTGCATTGGTGTGGAGTGGTAATATAAAATGAATGATGATTATAGCTGGGGTATGGACCCAGACGATAGGATGTATATCGTGATTAAACATCACGGTAAGAAATTATTTAGATTCTGGCTTGGCGAAGCAATAGAATCATCTAATAGAACAGAAGTGATGAAACACATTAGGGAATGTGATAGAACACCCTGGCTTAAAAGATGGCACGAAGAAGCTATGGACGAAGAAGTCAGAATTTTACAGGGAAAGAATTAAGATAGATAGCCATCATAGATTGGCAATCCAGATTAGTCGATCAGATTTGGAAATTTATTTCTCCTGGTCAGATTTGGAAATTTAGACATCAATCCTGTATAAATATTACAGGTAAAAAGGAAAGATATGTTTAAGATACCGTTTAAGTGGATGCCCGGATCATATGGTCTTAAGGGTCGCACCAGAGAAATTGCACAGGCAGAATACGAGCTTACAGGTTATGAACTTGAATTAAAGTTACTCAGTATTAATCAGCCTGATCCCAATAGTTTTATTCAATCTAAATTAGACATAGATCTAAAATATGATAAGATAGCAAGAAAAGAATATGATCGCGCACTTGCTAATTTAATTACGGACGAGAAACAAAGAGAATTAGCATTATTAGAATTAGATCACCGTGAAGGAAAGGTTGGCGAACTTGAGTATACAAAACAACTTGCCACGCTTAAGGGCGAACCATGGGTCAATGTTGTGAACATGGACTTTACAAAGAAGTCCTCGCTTGAAGGTAGCTTTGAACTTGATTGGAACGTCCACTTTGTTGAGAAGCTCAAAGCCGAGGGATACGCTGGACCCACTCCAGACAATATCGTTAATCAGTGGTTTATGGAACTCTGTAGAAACATTGCTATGGAGGAATTCGATGGCACTGGAGATTTCACTGCTGATTCGGAAGCCAATCTGGATGCCGTGAAGCGTTGGAGTGCGGAAACGAAACCCTTGGCAGGAGGCCGCAAAGGCTACCAATAATGTCGATATTCTGGGATAGAAAAACATACCTGAGTTTCAAGTATACGCTCCACAATAAATTAACGGCTAGGGATAAACTTTGCCTCAAGTGGTATCCTTGCCCTGGATGTATCATGCACAAGCATCCTCGTAATGAAATCCTTTTTGAACACTATCATAAACGACCACAAAAATCGTGGATGATATACTGGAGATTGCATCCGTTAGAATATAAGAAACTCTTGGAATCCACCAAGAGATGAATAATACCCTTTCAATTACTGCATTACCAGACGGTCGTATTAAAACTGAAATCCTTACATCAGATCGTGCTTCATGCATAGAAATACACAGGAAGGGATTATCAGATGCCAGGGTATTAACCAAACTTTTAGAAAAGAAATTCTATCAACGTTTTAACGGCGAATGGTATATTACATTCATAGACAATCATCATGTAATATATAAACCGACCTTTGAGGTTGCGGTTGACGCGGCACAAGATTATATCTTTAGACGAGATAATTCAGATGACTATAGTGGGTATTGTTGACCTATAGGCAGGAATCCTATACAATAGTGTAATGCATACTTTTATTCACACCGATGGACACAATTTGTTCCATCGTCAAATCAATATGACCAACCCTGCGTTGGGTATCGACAGCATGATTGGCATGGCCTTTCATATGATTATTCATAGCATGCGTAAGGAATATGCCAAGTGGAATGGAACTCATACTATCTTCTATCTTGAGGGTCGCAGCTGGCGTAAGGATGTCTATCCTGACTACAAGGCTAATCGCAAAGTCGCATTCGCACAACAGACTGCCAGAGAACAAGAAGACCATTTATTGCTGGTAGAAGCCTTCGATGATTTTGTTGAATACCTAAATTCAAAGACTAACATTACCGTGCTTCAGAACCCGCGGGCCGAAGCAGACGACATGATTGCTGTTTTCATTGAGGCTCATCCCGATGACAAGCATATCCTGATCAGTTCAGACTCAGATTTCTTTCAATTGCTACGACACCCCAATGTGATGCTCTACGACCCCGTCAAGGATATTCAGATTCGTCAAGATGGAATCTATGATGATGATGGTAATAAATTGGCCTTCGTGGTTAATAGCAATGCTAAAATCAAAGTAGGTAAGCCTGACCCAGATTTCGTGTGTGAAGAAAAATGGTATGAGTGGGCATTATTTCTGAAATGTGTACGAGGTGATGACACCGATAATATCTTCAGTGCTTATCCTGGCGTTCGTCAGAATGGTACCAAGAAGCAAGTAGGAATCCGTGAGGCATTTGAAGATGTAGGTAAGGGATACGCCTGGAATAATTTTATGATGCAGAAATGGGTTGATCACAATCAAGCCACGCAGATTGTCAAGGAACGCTATGAATTCAATCGTATGCTCATTGACCTCGACCAAATCCCAGATGATGTAAAAATCAGTTGCCTTGAAATTATTGCAACTGAAACTGAAAGAAAGAATATTCCTGCTGTAGAAATTGGTACTGCATTTATGAGATTCTGTGGTAAATGGGCACTAAAACGGATCGGCGACAATTCGGCAGGATTTATGCCTATGTTGAAGTCAAAATATAAGGACTAAATATGAGTGTGAAACTCAAACCTATAACTGAAACAAGTTGGCTTGTCCTTGGCGACACCGATGAAACTCGTATTGGACTCTTAACTGAAATCCGAGACAAGTATGTATTAATGGCACAAGGGGAAAAGAAATCCTTCTTGAGTCGCAAGGAAGTCAATACATATTTTGAAGAAAATATCTTTGATAATGTGGCAGAACCTGTTGCAGAAGCTGAAGTTCAAAAGGATTATTACATCAATGGATATCCTGTTGACTTTGATAGTCCAAATGAAGTTATCATCAAGGGCAATAAATTGCCACTCTTTAGCAAAAAAGCGACAAGTGATGTGTATTATAGTGCAGGACACTATTGCCTAAACTTCCCAAAGAATTGGATGCCAGCATATTGCCCTAAGCTCTCTACATTGGAAACCTACGAATTTGCGGGGCCATTCAAAACTGAAATGGAAATGCGTTCCAATTTGGTTAAACTCCGTAAGGAAAAATCAAATAAGAAATGAAAGGATGAGTGAATTTCAGAAACTAAAACAGCGCCTAAGAAATATAGGTAAGAATACAACGGAATATAGAATGACCGTTGAAGAGGCAAAAAATCTTGTGGCTGAATTTGAAGCTATAAGTTCCAAACAAGAAAAACCGCATATGGAAGCGGTGCTCAATGAACCCACTATTACAACAACTCGAATATTAGATGGTGGCGCTTTCTAAAGGATCTTCGGATCCTTTTTTTATATCCCGTTTGAAATCCTATTAAACTCCTATTTTTTGATAAATATATGTATAGTTATCGGAGAATAGAAATGGCACGTCCAAAACCTACAATATTATTAGAGAATGTAAATACAAAGAGTTATAAGGCTGAACAGGTTCTTAACGCTGAAGCCATTTACGCAGTATTTTATCAAGGCAAGCCTGTGAATCTGCGAACACTTAGTCACCTAATTTCATATCCGGGACCTAAGTATAAGAAGGTAAGTTTTTCCAATTCAGGGCATGCATTTAATCTTGCAGAAAGATTAAATAAGCTTTTCAAGACTACTGAATTTGCAGTATATAAACTCACTGCTGGAGAGGTCTGTACAGAGGCTACTGACTAGGGCATCGAATCCATAAAATAGTCTGGATACATTTTTGCGAATTTTCTCATTATCAGGCCAGCAATTGCGTTAGCTTCATTTTCGATGGAGCTACCATCAGATCCGTCTAATTCATCACCATCCATCATTTGCTTCCAGTGTACAAGTTCGTGAGCTAAGGTACGCATAACATCCATAGGATGTCTTCCCTTAGTTACAACTCTGACACTTTCGCCATCGAATTCACCAAACGATGTGCCGCCACCTACCGCATCGTCGTTGACCATTTCAATGGGTGGGAGTTCATCAATCTCAAGTTCGTGCTTGCACAATTGTAACAAGTGTGTTATCATTGGTTCTACAATTGCTTCTCTTATCCTCATACACTATTTATCATGAAAACACCTAATCCCAATGATATGTTCGACGGAGATCTTCATGTCGGACAAAAACAATGTACCGGTTGTAAAAAATGGAAATCCCATACAAAAACATATTTCGAAACACGGTCTTCATCTGTTCCGGGGAAACCGTGTAATTTAAGAAATCACTGTAATGATTGTAGAGCAAAAGAGAAGAAGGCAATAGCAAAAGCTAGAAAATCCCAGAATCCTCCTAAAATTGATCAACCTTGTTCAATTTGCAGGAATATAGTACCCCTTGTCCTGGACCACGACCACGGAACTGGTCAATTCAGAGGATGGATCTGTGATAGTTGTAATAAAATGCTAGGAATGGCTAAAGACAATCCAACTATATTAGAGGCCGCAATAAAGTATCTATCAGAGTTTAAAGAGGAACAAGATCGTAAGAATTTGTTAATTGGCGCATGAAAACACTTATAGAGCAAATTTCGTTTTGGGGTGCGATAATTGGCTCCTTGTTGTTGGCGTTACACATTACGGTAAGTGGATGGGCATATATTCCATTCCTATTGTCAAATATTGCTACCATTTATCTACTCAAGAAGAGTGATGCTCCAAAAATAATCGGCTGGCAATGTTGGTTCTTCATAGCAATCAATCTTCTTGGAATAGGTAGATGGTTGCTATAAATACACATATGAATCCACTGAAGATAGCTATCTTCGCTGAAATTAAAACCAAGCACGAAGAAGCAGCACCACTAAGTGATGAACAATTAAATAATGTATTGTTTCACCACCCGGATGGATTGCGTCTATCTTTAACAGGATTCCGCATAGTTAAGAATATTTTCACAGCATATAGCTTTGAATTACCTGATACAATAAAATCTAAACACCAGCGCAGTTTAGGTAAATTGGAATATCCATATTTCCTTACCAAGAATAGATTGATTCTATTTTCGGAAATGGATGCTATGGTAATCAAATTACATGGTGGAGTGCAGGGTTTCTTAGAAACCTTTTGTTTTATTGACGAGTAGTCGGTTGTATGCTATAATAGCATATGAAAGATCTTGAAAAATCATACGACGAATTATTCGAGGCATTGACCCTTGAACCTACTCGTGTGGTTGCTAAAACCCCTCCCTTTCAGGGATTTGGACCAGATCCCAAATTTTGGGGATTTTACGGTCCTTGGAATGTTCCTGCAAAATGGAATCCATTAGATCATTACGATATCGAATATCGCAATAAGGAAGCCAAATTACATAGAATATTCGGCCCAGCGTATGTGAGTACGTTGTATAATGTGGAGGCCTGGTATAAGGATGGATTACGACATAGAGAGGATGGTCCGGCCTATATTCATAAGGGGACATTGGTTTGGTTTTATGAAGATAAGCTCCATAGATTGGATGGTCCAGCAGTAGTCGAAGGCGGCGGCCCAAAACAATATTGGATACACGGACAGAGATTATCACCCAAAGAATATAAGAAAGAAATTGCTCGCCGGAAACGCAAAGGATTGATAAAATGAAAATAAAAGTTTGGTCGGATTTACATTTAGAGTTTAGACGAGATCATATGGGGACAATCCTATTTGATCATATCCACCACGAACATTCGGATGATAAGGAAACAATCCTGCTTTTGGCAGGAGATATTAGCACGGGTGTCACTGCTATGCCGTTCGTAGAAGAGATGTGTAAGCATTTCAAGCATGTGTTAATGATTCACGGCAATCACGAATACTATTATAATGAGTTTGAGAAGACCGTTAAGAATTGGCAAGACTGGGAATTAGAAGGTAGCCCAAAAAATTTCCACTTCCTATACAATGATCAACGCATTTTGGATGGTGTGCGTTTCCTTGGCGGAACTATGTGGACTGATTTCAATGATGGTGATCCAATCGTTATGGGTGCGGCGCATAGAATGATGAACGACTATTCAGAAATTAGTAATAATGGAATCCGTATTGTTCCAGCTTTTATTATGGCCGAGAATGATAAGTTTATGGATTTTCTTCTTAAGAAATTTGAAGAACCGTTTGATGGGCCGACCGTTGTTATGTCTCACCACAGCCCTGGTAATGAATTGAAGCGTCGTGGAAGATTAGGTGATAGACTCGGCCCGTGCTATTTTGCGGATATTGAAGAATTGATTGGTTATCATGATAAAGTTACCCTGTGGTGCCACGGACATCTTCATAATAACTGGGACTACATGATAAATAATACAAGAGTTGTATGTAATCCTTACGGATATTGTGGATATGATACAAATAAAGAATTTAATAGAAATCTCATTATAGAGATTTAAGCCTACCGCGAATATAGGACAAGTCTGGTGGATATTTAGTCATTACCTGATTTGTTCCATTATTCCACCAGTGTGTATCTTTGGCCAGATGTCTTCCTGATCCCCCGGCAAATGCCTTGATAGATAATCTGCCAATATTATATTCTTCTGGAATAGATTTATTTTTATCTATCATAATTTCGTTAATTCCGTTATTGATCCAATACCGATCTTTATTAATATTAGCACCAATTTGTGAACCAATATTATTGAATGGAAGTCTACCACTTTTATAATCTTCACTTGGTGGATATTCCGAATGACATTGCTTAGTTCCATTATTCCACCATTTAAATTTTAATTTCCTATCTCTATTCTTCTTTACAATATTTTCTAAATTCGGATGGTAGGTCATTGTATCTCCTCCATCGCCCATTTCTATTCGAAGATTAGCAAATTTTGGACTATCAACTATATTCCATAAATTGGAATAATAAATTCCTTTCTCCTTTAATTGTAGTTTATCATCTGTCTCAAATAATATTTCTGTGTTAACATCATATCCATATTTTTCAATATGTCTGATCCAATATTTTCCGGAACCTTTATATTTAACAGGATCCTTTCTTGTTGTTTTTCCTAGATATTTTAATCCAGTTTTATTATGAGTTTTAAGATAAAGATAGAAAATCATTTTGAATCCTTTATGTTATTGATTATTTATAGTATATTTATCTACATGGACACACTCACGAATTAAAAATGGATGATAGAATATTTTTAACAGAATATACATACAAAGGTATAACTGGGGCTATATATCATCCATCTATTAAGAATGGCAAATGGTATCTTTTGCCAGGCGCACATCCGACCGACTTCTGGATTGTAGTATGGAAATGTAATATTCCAGATGATGAAGCCACAATTTTGAAACTCAAATATGGCGGATAGATGATCTACTTTCCAGAATACATGGCCGAGCCCAATGAGGATGGGTATGTAATAGTTCCATATCTGAAGAATGGAAAATGGTATCTTGGAAGTGAACATATTTCCTTGACAAGATTAGGAATCGTATGTAAAATACCAGAGGAAGAGCTAATTCTGCTCAAACTAACCTATGGTGGATAAACATGAATCAATGGCAAAATGTGAAGTGCATCCAAAGCTCGGATGAGAATGTTCGTAAGTATGTGTTTACTAACGAAGGCGAGCGTGGTGCTGTTGCGGAATCAGTGCTATATAAGTACCCAACCTACGAGGATCGCACCGTAATCTGTTGCAGCACGCAATCAGGATGTCCGGTTGGTTGTAGGTTCTGCGGCACCGGTGAATTCTTCATCCGCAGTTTGACAGGTGATGAGATTGTTGCTCAAGTGCAACACTTGTTTACAGATCAGAATATTGATCAATCCAAAGTCGAGCGCACCCAAATCATGTTTATGTCCATGGGTGAACCTTTGCTGAACAAGCAAGGGTTGGTCGATGCCTTGCGCCAACTCTACAAACTCTATCCTACTGCTGCATTGCTTATCAGCACCAGTGCCCCTGATATTGACTACCAGTGGGTCCGTGATATCAGTGTTGAAATCCCCACTATCGGTCTTCAATTTAGCGTACATGAATCCACGGATGAGGCGCGCAACAAATTAGTCCCATTCAAGGCGAAGCTCGACCTTGCTGGTATTGCTGAACAGGGTGTGCTCTGGCATGCTGCCACTGGCCGTCAACCGTTCTTCAATTATTGCGCACACGATGCTAATTCGGGCGGGGCCGATGCCCTGCGGTTGTACGCACTCTACGATCCGAAAATTTGGCAATCAACGGTATCTGTTATTTGTGAACAGAACGAATCCGTTGCTGCTGCAAATGTTCGCCAGCGCCAGTTGGCAACCGATTTCATGGATAAGTTGCTGAACCTGGGATACTCCACTCGTTGTTTTGATCCTGCTGGTCAAGATGATATTGGTGGTGGATGTGGCCAACTATGGTATGTTCAGGATTACGCCAAGAACCATCCGGAATT